TGCGGTCAAGGTCCGTCACGGGACTGTCCACGACGGCGCTCTCCAGATTGTTGTCGTAGTCCACCGACTGCGGAACGAGGCCGAGCAGGTTGTTACCCGTGCCGTCGCCGGTGATCACCTGGTCCTCCGCCTCAATCATGAGGCGCCGACGCATCTTCGTCCGGACGAAGTTTTCGAGCCGCTCCTCGTCTTCGAGGACCTGCTGGGCGGCCCGGGCCTTCATCATGATCGTCTCAATCTTCTTGCGGACCTCCTCGAATTCCCAGTCGCTGAACGCGACCGTGCCGCCCTGGCCGGGCTGGCTGCCTGCGTTGTCGGTGACCGCCTTCTCGCGGACGAAGTCCACCGTGTCGGTGCTGACCGGGATTGACTGGAGCAGGTCAAAGATCGTCACCTCCCGCAGGCTAATGTCAACGATCTCGTCCCGCTGCTGCTCAACGATGGCCGGACCCGCCGAGTCGCTAGCGTTCGTGATGTCCTTCAGCATGAGTCCCGAGAGGTCCGCGCCCCACTTCCCGCGAACCGGGTCCCTCGCGTCGTTGAAGGCCGACTTGAACTGGTCGGCAATCTTCTGGCCGGTGCTTTGCCCGGCCTTCCCGCCGCCCAGCTCGCCGAGATTCTCCAGCTCGTCCATGCGCTCATGGAGTTCCTCGGTCATCTTCTCCGTGACCTCCTTGATCTTCTCGTCCTTCACCGCCTCGTTGACCTCATCAACCCACTGGGCGTTGTCCAGGGAGCGCTTCTCAATCTTCTCCTTCACGTTTTCGAGGCGCCCCTCAATCGTATTGACCTTGCCCATCAGGCCGTCCTCCGGGTCAAGGAGCTTCTTCATGTTCTTCTTGATGCTCTCAATCTTGTCCTTCGTGGCTGCGGGCAGCCCCGCCTCTGCCAGAAGGAATCCGGGATCGGCCTGCGCGTCAACGAAGCCGGAAAGAAGGCGACTGAACGCGTCTGCGGCCTCGGCGGGCACGGCGAGGGAAACACCTACCGCTACGGTCCCGAGAACCGCGCAAAGAATGGTCGTGATTCGCGTTTTCATGGGGTCAGAGTGCGTCTATGAAAAAGAGTAGGTGCGCCCTGAGCCGGGCAAGCGGGTCTGTTGCACTCTGGGAGGTGACTGGCTACTCGTAAGGGAACTAGCCGTCGTAGTTGCATCCGTCACTTCGTGCCCAACCTACGACTGTTTCGGTGTCAATTCCAAATGCGCGGGCAAAGCCTTCCAGGCGGGAGCGGGGCGGGCAGTCAATGTCCGGCGATTCTCCGAGGATGGAGCGGACGGTGCTCTCGTCAATCTCCGCCTCGGTTGCCATCTCCTCAATTACATCGGCTCGGCTCATGTCCTCCGAGTCCTCGGCCATTGAGGTGATCTGCTGGTCAAGGTTCTGCCCGAGCGTGGACCCCTTCTCAAAACTCTTTGCGAGGGCGGACAGGCTGGTGGCGAGTCCGCTGATCTTCAACCCCGCCTCCGCCACCTGCATCTGATCTGTGAGGTCGTCGGCGAAGTCCGCCAGTTCCTTGAGCGGGGCCTCGCCCGGCAACTCCTTCTGCGAAACCTCATCCTCAGAGATTGACGAGAGGCTCCCCGCCCGGTGGAAGACGGTCTGAGGATTGCCGTCCGAGTCGGTTCGGCCCACAATCTCTCCGTCCTCGCGGTCCACAAGCTGGATGACATATCCGGGATTCTCTTCGCTCGTGTCGTGCGTACGTCCATCCGGCTCCATTGAGCCCCTGGCCGTGCCGCTCGTAGAAACCTCAACGACGCGGCCCTGCGCGTCGCCGCCCTCCCATCCGACCAGGTCTCCCTCCGAGTAGGAGTGCTGCTCTTTGCGGGCCGGAGGCGCCCCTGCCCCTGTTGCTGACGGGCGGCCCGTACAGATGGATTTCGCGCCGGGCATGGGAAGAGAGCCGAGGCTGCGCACGCCGTGCTCTTTCACCTCCAGACCCAGCTTGGTCCGAAACTCGGACGGCTGCGGCGTAATCGAGTTCTCGTAGACCGGCCACTCGTCAATGTGCTGGGCCCCCTCCGGTCCCTTCTCTGCCCTGCTTACGGACACGAGGTGAGGAAGCGCCCCGGTTGAGAACCCCATCTTGCCCGGCTTGATGCCCTCTTCCAATAGCATCTCATCGTACTCGTCGGCGATTTCGAGCTGCCCCTCTATCCAGAGGCCCGCGTCGTCCTCGCGCACCTTCCAGGGCTCGGAGCTAAACCGCTTGTTGCCGATCGTCGGATCCTGGCCGTGGCCGTAAATGGGCCACACGAATCCCTCATCGCCGCCGGGGAGCCAGAAGTCAGTGTCCTTTGAGAAAAACTGACCGTCCAGATCCAAATCGTCCGGGCCGGTATAGACGACCGCGTAGCCTCCGACGCGAGCACCGCTTGGATCCTTGCCGTACTGCGTCCCCGATCCGAGGACCTTGAGACCACCGCCGAAGCTGATCAGGGGTTGTGCGGACATGGGGCGTGGATCTTGTTTTGAGCGTTTGCTAAAGCCGGTGCCATCGTAGTGGTGGGCGCTCTTGTTCGGGTCAAACCCCCAGTTCCGAAGCGAGATGGTCCGCTTTGACGGGCAGTCTTCACTCGGCGGATCCCCGCCCTGGACGCCGGACATGCGGCTGACGAAGCTGACCACCCGCCCGGCAGCCTCGTATTCGCTGTCGCCCCAGTCTTCTTTCGGGGTTCGGAGCAGGCCAATGACGCGGTCCCGGACCTCCTGCGGGTTCTGAGACGCCTGATCGGCACAGTCATTTCCCGCCCACTCCTCAATCTCGGAGGCGCTCATGTTGACCGCGCCCCGAAACGCCTCATAGCGCTCGTCAATCTCTTCCTGAGATGCCTTCGTTGAGGTGCCCCCAGGCTCCTTTTCGGCCTGGCGGCGGATGCGCCGGGCCGACTCTGCGGCGGCGCGGCTCACGTGACAGCTCACCTGCTCCCCGGAGGAGCGCTTTCGGAGCACGTACCGTCCCGATGAGCCATCCGCCTGCGTGCAGGACTGCTCAACGACATCGTAGGGCATATCAGGGCGCGCCTCGCCTGAAAAGGCTAGCGTTCTACTGCCTAAAAAAGACCTCCGACCCAAAAGATTCAACTGCCCCCTTCAACGGAGCGACTCGGGCAGGTTTCCTCGATCCAGCTCGGGGGCCTGGCTGCACCGGCAGTTGACCGCGTTGGCCGCCGACGCCTCGGGGGCTGCCGGGTACATGAGCGACTCGGACGAGAAGCCGTCCACGGTGACGACGATGAAGGGCTGGTCCAGCGGCTGCGTCTGGCCGTCCGCCCCGCGGTGGTCCCACCTGTCGCCCGCCGTCCCCCGCACGCGCAGGTCTCGCTCGGTGACCCACGAGCGCTCGGTGAGCCCCACATCGCGCCACGCTTGTAGTTGACCGGCCTCAAAGCCCCCGTTCCCCGCCGTCCGGACCGTCTGTCGGAGGCGCGATCCGGTCTGGTACTCTTGCTGCTGCCGCGCCCGATTGATCAGGCCCTCAAAATCCTCCCCCTCCGATAACCCCCGTTGAATGGTGCGGGCGAGGTTGTTTGACCAGGTGTCCTCTGCCGACTCAACGAGGCCGAGGATCTCGGTGACCTGCTGTTGGACGAAGGGGCTATCCGAGGTAAAGTCCACCCCACTCACTCCGACGCGCACGGCTCCGGTCTCTCCGCCCTGCTCAATGATGCGCTGAAGGAGAGGCTCAGTCTCCTCCCGGACCCGCTCCTTCCAGGTCTCCCATTCAATCAGGCGCTGGATGATGAGACGGTGGATGGCCTGGTCGGGGTCCTCCTTGGTTCTGGCCGCATGCCGCCACGCTCCCCACATCGCACGTGTGGCCCGCCCGGACCGCTGCACCTCTCGCAGGCGGCGCACGATTCGGTCCCCCTGCTCCCGCCACAGGGAGCGAAGCGTAGAGCGCAGCTCCTGCCGGGCCGCCGCCTTCACGCGATGCGTCATTGCCCAGTCGTCGCGCAGGACCTCCTCGCGGGGCCGCCGCGTGCCGTGCGGGTACCGGTTCGCCTTTGGGTGAGAGGAATCCCTCGTGAGGGCGAGACGCTCCGCCCCAACGCGGGCCAGGCCCACCGTTAAGGCCCTCATGTCTTGCGCCTCGGCGGTCTCTGGTTGAGCACACGTGTGGGTCATCGGCAGGGGGCTACGCGTGGCCGTTCGTCCCAAAGCTGAACATCTCGTTGATCTCCTTCTCAACCTCTGCCGACGACATATTCGCCCAGCGCCCCATGAGGTCGTCCATCTCCGGGGCCAGCTCGGGGCGCTCAGGGGACCCGACATTCCGCCCCCCCGCCTCGTCAATGGCAATCATGTTTCCGGGCGCGTACAGGGTCCCCGCGTCGCCGCCCCGCTCGGGCCAGCCGGTCTCCCCGCGGGCCTCGTCCCGGCTAATGGTGCCGCTGGACACCAGCTTTGAGAGGGCCTCCACCTTCTTTTTCATCGCCACGTCCAGCGCGTTGATTGATCGGCGGTTGTAGTCCAGGTACACGCCCTCCCACCGATCCCTCGCGTCTGCAAAGCGGGGCATGATGTGCCGGTTGAACTCGTCAAGGATGCGGTCCACGAAGGGAAGCACGATCCCCCGGTACGCCTGGTACTCAGACGTTTCAAGGTTGTCGTACGTGGCCCCGTCGGTCGCTCCCAGGAGGACCGGCGAGAGGCCCATCCCCTTCGCAAGCTCCTTCGTGTCTTGGTCGTAGCCTTCCCGAATGCGGGCCTCCTCCGGCGTGTGGGCCGACTCAATCACCTCAAACATCCCGGAAAGCACCCAGGGCATTGAGTCGGCAGCGGCCCCCTCGTACTGCTTCTCAATCTTTTCCTGTGTCTGGCCTCGCTTCTCCTCGGACAAGAAGTCGCCGGGCTCCAGCCCCTTCGGCATCAGGAAAAAGGGTGCCCGCCCGCCGGACGAGCTGACCGACTTGTTCCACTTGTCCTGCGCCCGCTGGAGGTCGAGCTTGCGCAGGACGCCGATCAGGATGGGCAGTCCCCGAAAGCGGTGCCGCGGGAGCGGGTTGTAGTTGCGGGAGTGGATGATCTCGTCCCGCCCGAAGAGGTCCGTCTTGTCGTTCGGCAGCGTCAGGTGGTACCCCTGCGGGAAGCCCGTCTCCGGGTCGTACTCAAACCCGGCAAAGTCGCTGGCCCGGAAGAGCTGGAGGCGCCGCGGGTACTGGCGCCTGCTGGGGCCGGTTGATGGGCTCCAGGCGCGCAGGAAGAACTCCCCCGCCGTCCACCACTGCCATGTCATCCCTGCGAGCAGGTAGCTGAACGGGTCCCGCGGGTTGGGCTGGTCAAGGAGCCGCTGAATCGGGTGGTCCGTGGCCTCCTCCACGCCCCCGCCGTCCGTCTCCCGGACAGGCCGGACATGCTTGAAGACCGACTGTACGCGGTTTTTGATCTCGTTGATGCCGCGGTGAACCGTCGGGTTGCGGGCCGCCATCCTGGCGATGTTGCGGTAGGTGGCGTTCGTCCACTCGGCCTTGAAGCCGGACCAGAAGCCGCGCCGATCGGACAGGTTGAAGGATCGGACGGTCGTTTTGAACGCCTGGCCCGCAGCTTTCAGGCCCGTCCACAGTCGGCTGAACATGGCTGGGTGGGTGTTTGGGGGGCGTGGCTCGCTACAGTCGCGGCTCAAATTCGTCGTCGCTCCAACGAGCAGTCTCCGTGTATGGGTTCTCCGGGGCAAAGGTCAGGGCGAGCGCGTCAAACTCATCCGGGGAGTCCCCGCTCATCTCGGCTCTCATCTCGTCCTTTGACATCACCCGAATCTCTCCCTTCTTCGTCTGGGACCAGGTGGGCGTGGTGAGCTGTCGCTTGAGCTGATCGTTGGGGGGGAGCATCGCCTCCGACGGCTCGTCCTGCTTCGGCCTCAGCCACTCGCGCACCTTCCAGTAGAGCTGGTCCCGCAGGCGATGAAACTCCCCCTCGTCCGCATGTGTGGTCGGGGCCTCCGACACCTTTACCCCGTCGGTATGGCTGGCCCCCTTCTTCCGCATCTTGCGCGGGACCCCGTCCCCGACGCCGGTCGTGTCCACCTTCGCCCGGGCGGCTCCTTTCTCCTTGTAGAACATCGCCGCCTTGTCGGCCCCCACATCCGAATCCACCCCGCCCCACTTGCAGTCAAAGTGGCCGACGAAGTTTCCCGTGCGGAAGCAGAGCACATTTTTGTCCGCCCCCACCGACGCTACATCGTAACCCATGATGGCCCCGTCCGGCACCTCCGCCCCGTGGGTGTCAATGTGGGCCTCCCACCGGTCTACGGCGTCCTCCACCCAGCTCTCGGAGATGAGCTTGTACGAACTCGTCTTCGGATACTTGGCGAGCACCATGTGGCACAGGCTCGGGTTCGTCACCACACGGATGCCGGGCGGGAGCGGACCCGCCGTGGAGCCGTCCTTGCGGGGCGCGGTCTCGCCGACCAGGAAGTCGGGGACGGTGAACGTGACCCGGTCGTCGGGCTCCTCCTCATTTTCGGCGAGCCTGCGCGACCAGTCCGCGACGCGGCGGACCGTCTTCTCGCGGGTGACCGCGCCGGGAATCTTTTGCCCCCCGGTCTTCACGTTCGGGTGCTGAAAGGCCGACATGCGGACCACGTTGCACTGCCCGCTCCGCACTTTCTCGTAGACGGGGCCGGACGGGCTACGCGGGTTGAGGAGCGTAAGCATCCGCGTCATTGAGCCGCCCGACATACAGCTCTCTGCGCCCTTGTAGACCGGGCGCGGGATCGCGTCCCCCTCGTCAAAGATGAAAAAGAGGGCGTCGGCGTGCTTCCCGCTGAACCGGGACTCCATCTCTTCGGGACGTTCCGAGCGAGGAATGGTGACGCCGGTAATGTAGGAGTTGGGTCCCGCCTCAATGTGCATTGAGTTCACCTTCCACGCCTGGCCGAGGTCCTCCGCCTCATCAAGCCCGGCGTAAATCTCCCCCCACAGGAGACGCTCTAGGTTGTCCTCCGGCGGGGCGGCGGAGGTGAACACCTCCACATCCTTGATCTCTGCGTCCTCGGTCAGCCACTTGAAGAGGGTGAGGGCGAGGCGGGCCGCCGCATGGGTCTTCCCCTGACTATTTGCCGATAACACAACGGTGTCCTCATACTCCATCACTGACCGAATCATTCGGCGGATGGGGGGCACGAGGTCAATTCCAAACGCCTCCTCCATCCAGTCGGCCACCTTGCCCTTTCGCTGGAGAGTCATGAGGGAGTCCTCCCCCGAGAGGCGCTTTTCAAGCACATCCCCGGCGGGGTTTTGGGCGCCGCGGTCGGGGGCTGCGCGGGGATCTGTCTCCAAAAGATCGCCGACTGTATCCATCGGGCGAACGCTACCTTATGTCGGGGCTTGGAACCTCACTGAGGCTGGGGGATAGGCATAGTACGTCTGTTGCGCCCTCAGTGGGTGACCCTGCGCCAGGTCCCGGTGGCTTTGCCATCAGGGCCTGGCGCTTTTTTTGGTCGGCGGTGGGTTTTATGGCGGGGCTACGCGGCGCCGCTGAGGGCACCGTCCTCCGCGTCGCTGCCACCCGGACCCGCGAACAGCTCGCCCTGAGCGCGCTTCCCATTGAGGTGCTTCTCGGCCTCCTCAAAGAGGGCCTCCAGGACGGCAGGGGCGTTGCCGCTGGGCGGCAGGTACGGGGTTGTCTGGGAGACGGTATCCCCGGTGTGGATCTCTCGCTTCCCGGTCACGGCCATCTCTGGGATCCCGCCGTCGTACTTGAGCTTCACGCCGATCACGATCCAGTCGCTCAACCACTCTTCCCCAAACTCCAGCACGTCGCAGAACCAGGGCGTAAGCGCCTGGAGCACCTCGTGCATGTCCGGGTGCGGGGGCATAGGCGTCTTGACCTTGTGCTCGTCCCGCTGGGGGCCGGAGGTGACCTCCTCCCACTTCAGCGTCGTTTTTGCGGAGGACTCTGAGTAGCTGACCTCGGTGTAGTATTTGTCCGTCGGCTGATTGAGCATGGCGTCTGTTGCTTCTTTCAAAAAGCGTGTGGCGAGGAGCGGTAAACGCATCCCCGTAGTGGTGTAGACCGAAAGGCGAGATCAGAGCGGCTGTTCCCCGTCGTCCGTTCCGAAGAGGCGCTTTTTCTGCCATCGGCTGAGTCCGATCGTCTCAATCTTGGGGCTGTAACTGCGCTCCGGGGCGGGCACCCCATCGGTCTCGTGCTCCGCCAGCTTGCTCATCACCTCTAGGACGCGCCCTGTGCCCTGCTCTCTGGCGCGACCGCTGAGGGAGTAGACCTGGCAGGCATGCGGCGCGCTCTTCTCCACGACCGAGAATAGGAACGGTGCCTTGATGGGTGGGAGTCCGCGCACCTCAGCGGCGAGCGTGTTATACCCCATCACGTAGAAAGCTCCTTGCGCCCAGTATCCGTACCGCCCGACCTTGCGCCGGAAGTCCCCCCTATGCGCTGAGTCGGTCGTCTTGAGGTCTACGAGGGCGGGCTTGACTTCGTCCCCCGGATGCGTGTCAATCAGGCGGTCAATGCGCGCCTTGCACCGCAGGCCCGTCTCGGGATTCGTCCAGATCATGGTCACCTCCTCAAGGCCGGGCCGCCGGTTCAGCAGAGCGTTTGATTCGGGGTGCGTCTCCGCCGACTTCGCCATCTCGTGGCACGCCTCAAACTGCCCTGCGCTGAGGGTCTCTATGTCGTCGGGGTCCCCGTCGGGGGCGTGCGTGCCGCAGAACCACGTGCCGTCGTAGCGCTCCTTGGGGCTGTAGGAGCACTGCTCGCCGGAGGCGAGGGTGCCCTGGCACCGATCCGCAGCGCGGTCGTAGCGGGCGCGGAATTTCTCCGGCTCCAGGGTAAGCAGGTGGAAGGCGGTGCCAAACTTCTGGGACTTAGTCATCTCGTCGTCCGGCTCCGACTTCCACTTGTGCCACGCGTGGGCGATGGAGTAGCGCGCCCCCGCCGCGACGGCGCTCCGCGAGAGGGCCGGGTGCTGGAGGTACGCCGTGCGGGGCACGCCTTCGTAAAAGCCAACCGGGCACCCCGGCCCAAACTCGCTGGCGGGCTTGAGCGGGATGGTGTTGGGGAAGTTCTCTGTTACGCCCATATCTGGAAGAGGATCTGTTTCGCTGGAATTGTTCACGTCCGGTCTGATTCGCGCCCGACGATCCGGCTCTCCGAGGGCTTAGAGACGCCCGAATAGCTCGCCCTCGGGATCTTTACATCTTTCGGGCCGACCTGGTCATCTGAGGTGAGGGAGGTGCCCTCATACGGGGTCCAGAAGGCCCACGGATCCTGCCACCAGACATTATCACCGGGGCTGATCGTCAGGGCTTCGGGGCATTTCTCAAGATAGATGGCGCACTCCTGCCCGTGATCCATGTCCCGGCAGTTGACCCAGACTTTTTCTTCACACACAATCGTTTCAACGACGCGTCCTCCTACCATGTTTGATCAAATTAGCTAATCCAAGAGCGAGCGATCGCCCTGCATCTCTTGCAGAGCGCTCCGTCGGGATCTGCCCGAAGGTATTCTCTGAGGTCCTCTATCGGAAACCCTGAACTCAGAAGCAGGTCTGGGTGCGTCTTATGCACTCCGCAGAGCGTGGGCCGCGCCTCCGTTCCGAGGTGGACGGCGCGTCCGGGTCCGTACCCCTGATTTCGGTTCACCGCAGAGGAGTACACCGGAACAAGGTCCACGGCATGTGCGCTGTCGGAGTCGGTGCTCATGGGACGTGAGGTCCCTTCCGCATCAGCCACACGATCAGGTTCTTAATCTCTCCGATGGAGAGCATCGCCACGCGGGCGCGCTCGTCGGGCACGTCAAGGGCCGCCTGGACCAGCTCGCTCCGGGACCAGCGCGGATGCCGCGTGATCGGGGCCATCGCCTCGCGGGTAGCGCGCCGCCAGCGCATAAGCTCCGCGTCGGCCAGGTAGCCGATGGGGTCGCCGGTTTCCGGGTTGGCGCGGACCCAGGCCCCGCACTCCTGACAGAGGTACATCTTCCCGTTCACGCGGCCACTGGGAAAGACATCCCCCATGCTGACGAGCGTGACCGCGCCGCGGCAGTAGCGGCACACCGTAGGCGGGTCCGGTGGGTACTTGTCGATCGGGGGCTCCGGGTGGCCGTTGCTCTGCTTGTCCATCGGTGGGGGTCCGTGTTGGACGTATTTGGGGTCAGACGTGATCGGGCGTCTCAATGCGACCGGTGGGCAGGGCGTGCTCCTGGTAGTCTCCACCCAGGTACGCAGTGATGCGCTCGGCAGCGTCCTCAAAGCCGCGGCAGCAGAGGGCGCCGTAGCCCTCTTCTCGCAGGTGGTAGAGCCACCACACTTGCTTCCCCCGGAGGCGGCCCTCCTGCGTCTTCAGCTCCACGAAGAGGCCGTTTTTCTCCGCCGCCGGGACTGCCAAAAAGAGGTCCGGCACGCCCTGCCGCATGCCCATCCCCTTGAGTTTTCCGGCGGTGCCCATCGGCATAAGTCCCCCGTTCGCCGGGTGGAAGAGGAGCGCGGTATCCTCTCCCGACTGATCAAGGAACGTGACCAGTTGCTTGTGAACGGTCTCCTCGCTCGCGCCGAACGTGGCGTTGAATTCTTCAAGGTCCATCGGCTACGCGTTGATGTCTTGCTCCTCAAGGTAGAAGTCGTTTTCGCGGAGGGCCGCCGAGACCGACCCGTGCATGGACGGATAGATGATCTCCACGGTGCCGTTCATGGTTGAGACGACCATGTGCTGCACGGGCAGGGACCCCGTCGGAAAGTTCTTTCGGCAGTAGATCCAGATGTGCCCTTTCTTTTCCACCCCCACACCAGGAGATACATCAATGTCGGGCTGGTCCGTCATGTCAGAAGTCGGGGACTTTGATGGAGGAGTCAATCAAGTGAGGAATGCCACTCTGTACGGAGTTGTTTCAGGGCGGAAAGGGGCATCAGGTCCTGCGGCTCCGCGAGGAGCCGGTGCCCCTTCGTCGGGAACCGCTCTACGCGCCCATCGCAGAGGAAGCCGACCGGCGTCGTCCATCCGGCCAGTTGGTAGCAGCGGCGCGTGATGCGATAGCAGAGAACGAACACGTGCGCCGAGCGGCCCGGGAGGGTCGGAGAGAAGAGGGCCAGGTCGCGGCCCGGCTCTGATCGGGTCTTTACGTCAATCGTGAGGCCGCTGGTAAACTGGAAGTCAACCCCGCCGTCCCCGCTGATCCGGGCCTTCGTATCAAGGCCCACGTTGAACAGGTTCGCGAACGCGATCTCTCCGTATATACCGCGAACGTGGACCTCCAGCTCGCTGGCCTCGGTGTCCACCTTATTGGAGGGCACCCCGCGGCGCGTCTTATGGTCGCACCGGCGCTTTGCCTCCTTCAGGGCGCGCTTCTCGTCGGGGGTCGTAATGTGGTATTGCCACTGCTCAGGCACGAATCGGCCCCTGTCGGTTCAGTGGATGTGGATCTTGTTCCAGCCGTCCTTGATGCGGCGGATGAGCTCGTCGCCGCTTATTTCCTCCGGGATCTTCCTCGGGATCTCCTGCTCAACCACGCGGGCAAACTCCTGGAGGACGCGCCGCAGCTCGCGACGAGACACCGCGTCCTCCATATCAATCTGCTGTTGGCGCTGGGCCACCTTTGAGAGGCCCTGAAGCATCTCAAAGCCCTCTCGGAGCTTCGGCAGGCGACGGGGGCGGCTCACGCCCGCACTGTCGCTTTCTTGCTCTGCCTGATTCCAGGCGCGCAGGTCCTCGCGGATCTGGCGCCAGTCGGAGATAAAGGTCTCAAAGAGCGCCCGCATCGCGGCGATCTCGTCGGTGATGTCCAGCGGGTTTTTGGCCTTCTTATGGCGGTGGTACCGGTCCGCGATCTTGCCCCGGAGCTTTGAGTACCGCCCGTGGGTCAGTGCATTATCAGTATCGTGACGGAAACACCGCCCAAAGCCGAGGTGACCGGTATCCCTTCCGGCCCGAAACATACATGGCGTGCCGTCATCAAGCTCGGCCCCGCAGATGCCGTATTTCTCGGCGAGTTCGTCGCAGTCAAACTCGTCTTCCGGGCCGAGGTCGGGCACGGCGTCTTTCCGGTACTCCGGGGCCATGCGGCGCACCTTTTCGGAGACCTTGTCCTTTGGAATTTTCTCACCGGTCTCCGGATCAACGTACTTGACAACGGACTCTACATCACTACCGTCACCCATCAAACAACGGTGTTGAAGTAAGAAGTTCTACGAGGAATCCGACTTACCGCACCCGACGCACATGCGGGCGAGGCGGTTGTTGTCCTCAGCGCCGGGGAGACCTTGGAGGGCGAGTTGCCCCTCCTCGGCCCGCTCGGCCCACTGGGGCTTCCGCTCGTCCCACGCCCACGGGTAGCGCCCCGAGACCTCTTCCTGGAGGTCCATGATCCGGTCGTAGGTATCCATCTCCCCAAAACGCTTGCAGCACGCCTTCAGTTCGGTCAGCCGACCGCCGTTCTCGTCAAAGCAGCCGCAGAGGCATTCCCCGCTCATCCCGAATACATCGGAGACGGGGTTCGTCCGGAGTCCGAACGTATCGATGTAGGTTTGCTTTTGGCTGGCGGTCACATCGTAGATCAGGTTGACCCAGACGACACCGTTGTGGTGGGAGACCCAGTTGGTGTTGTACCCGGCCCGCACGCGGCTCTCGTCGGCCCGGATGCCGGTTACGAGCATGATCTTTCCGCCCCGCTCCCCCTTGTAGTCGCGGTGGACCTGCTCGATCTGCCGCTCTTTGAGGTAGCGGTAGTAGAGCGGATGCAGGGGCGGCCCCGGGAAGCCGCCCGGCACGCCCTCCTGCTCTCCGCGCACCAGGTCCTCGTAGCGGTGGCCGTTCGCGGTGGCCTTCTCCTCGACGAGGTCCCAATCCATCCGATCGCAAGTGCTGCGCACGTATTCTCTGGTGCGCTTCATCCCGATGCCGGTGTTAATGTGGAGGGCCGAGACCGGTGCGGACTCGTCCTCAATGCGCATCTGGTGGAGGGCGTGGGCCGCCACCAGCGAGTCAGTTCCGCCCGAGAAGGCCGCAAACACGTGATTCGGCTCATACTCGTTGAGGGCGTCGCGCAGGGCATTCTTGCCTTTGTGGAGCGCCTCCTGAAGCGTGCTCATCGGGTCTGCTGGGCCTGGTCAAAGTCAAACTCTTGATGGACCTCTTCGCCGAACCCCCGCATGGCGGCCTGGTCCAGCCACCTCCGGATCCGGCTCGCCTCAACGCGGGTCCCTTCCTTCTCAATCTCGGCGACCACCTTCTCTTTGAACGGCATGTGCAGGTCCCAGGCAAGCTGGGACACCTCCCCCTCAAAGCACTCAACGGTCCCGCCGGGGAAGCCTCTCCCGCTCAGGTCCGTCTTCTGAGGCAGGCTCATCTGCTCGGCAAAGAAGTGAACGATGTTGAGAGCTAGGTCGGCGGGGCCGGACCCGGCGTACCCCCACTCAAAGCCGGTCGGCGAGTGGTGAACGACCAGGTGCGGCACGTTCGTCTTCACCAGGTCCATCTTCCCTGAGCGGGGCTCACGCTTCAGGACGAGACCGTCCTGGAGGGTGGTGTCCTCCTCAACGCGGGCATCGTGGAAGTCTCGCATCTCGCGGGAGGCTCCTCCGCCCGTAAAGCCGGACTTCTCGGCGCATACCGGCCCCATGCCTCGGGCGATGGATTCGGGGTCGGAGAGTGGTTTGTTGCAGCGGATACAGCGGACAGGCATGCGTCTGTTACGGTCTGTTGAAAGAGTCAGTGAGTCGTTCAGCCGTCTTTTTCTGGATTTTCTTCTGCCTCCCCGTTCTTCTCCGCCCGAACCTCCTCCAAAGTCTTCATCCGGAAGCCGATCAGATTGGGCTCCCATTCCTCGTACCGCTTGTCCCGGAGAACCAGAACCCGGCCCTTCGCGAGCTGAAACCGAGTCAGGTCGCCTGACCCCAAGGCGCGATAGATGGCCGCTCGGTTGCAGCCCTTCTCTTCCGCGGCCTTCGTGACGGTAAGCACCCTCTCTTTCAGCTTCTCAAGCGACATGAGGACCAGCGGTTCTGGCTGAGAGCACGGTCACGGAGAGTACCTACCTCATACTACGTGGGAAAACTCACCTTTGTTTCAGGTCAAGAGCTGCCCTGCGGCTCATCGTCCACATCGTGCCAGGTAGGGGTCACTCCTTCAACCGGTTTGTCTCGGGGTTCGGTATCCCGGTTCCGCAGGTCGCCCTGAAACTCAAATTTGCAGTGCGTCCACCGGCAGTAGATCGGCACGATCCCCTTATACTGCCACCGCGTGATGTCAAAGGGCCGCAGGCAGAAGGGGCAGTGGCACCAGGCGGCCCGCTCTTTGGCCCCGTCCGTCTCGTTGAAGTAGTCGCGCCCTTCAATGATGCGGGGCGGGGTTTCGTCCTGGGGGAGTTCAAAGGGATCCATCTGACGATGTCGCTTTTGGAGCTCTCAGCCTGTCGCTTTCGAACCTTTCGCTTCCGAACCTGTCGGTTCGCCGGGCGCGATCACGCCAAGACTGAGCGTATCGCTGCTCGCGAGTTGGGTGACGATGTCTCTGGCCTTCTCTTCGGGGAGGCCGTCGGCCATGAGGTAGCGCACGTACGCCTCTCCGACGAGCCAGCCGATCACCTCTGTCGGATCCTCTTCTGGATCTAGATGAGGCGGAATCTCCGTCGGGCAGTGCTCCCGAATCTCCGGGGAGAGGGCCTGCTTTGCGCGGGCGAGGGCAACCTTCGATTTCATATCGGTACGGGCAATCAGTCTACGGGTGAGTCGCACATTCGGGAGACGGCGGATCCTTTGATCGGGGGCGGGCTGGGCCGCCCGCCCTTCGCGCTTGGCCGCACGTGGACATGCGCTCCGCACCGATTACACTCGGCACGGAGGATCTCTTCAACTTCTTCCCCCTGCACCTCTACGGCCCTTCGCTCAAACTCGGTCAGGGCGTGGCCCCAGTACCCCTCAGCACTTACGCGGGCTGCCTCTTTCAGGTAGGCGATTCGGGGGTCCTTGTTGGGCCGAGCGTGGAAGAGCCGCGTCTGTTTCATGGGGATTCTCAGTTGATCCAGTTGTCGGAGACGGCGTCGGCGCCCTGGTCGGAAGAACGTACCCACCTGCCTCCCGCTTCCAGCACGGCGGCCTGCGCCCTCAGGATGCCCATGAGGCGATGAAACGCCGTGTCGGGTCCGTTGTGCGTAGATGTTAGATGAGACGGGCCGCTGCCGTGTCCCATCGGGCGCACTCGGCCATTCCCCAAGAGGTGGGCGCGCAGGTGATAGCCCTGGTCCGGGGACTCGGACCAGGAGCTAACCGGCCAGATCGCAAAGTCCACCACGGGATGCACATCGAAATGCGCTCCCCGGACCGTCCAGTATCCCTGATTCGTCCCCTGAAACTCACTGGAGGGGGCGATCACGCCAATGTCCTCGTGGTGATCGGAGAGCCTCTCGGCCACCTCGCCGCTGAAGCGGGCTGCGTCGTTCTTGGTTGGCATCGGACGAAGCGATCAGTTGGGATGAATGATCAGGAGTCCTTGGGCTGATTGCCCACCGGCTCGTACGTTTTCCGGAATTCCTCGTGGGCAATCGGGTAGTGGCGCCCCTCCGAATTCTCCATGATCCAGTCCCCCCACTGCGCCCGAAGAGGCCCCTCGCGGGTTTCTATATCTACGGCCTTCTTCCCGCTTTTGGCAGCGGTCACTACGATGCAGTCCTCAAACCTGCGAATCTCCTCCAGGGTCTCGTCACAGATCCGCACCCCGTAGGGCATGTACTTCTTCCGGAAGCGGCTTCGAACAGGCCAGTCGCTTTTCTCTTCGGTGCCGAGAGGGCCGTTGCCAGAAGGGTCAGCGTCGGACGGGGCCGGGCCGTTCGGGAAGAATCGCTTCTCAGAATCTGCCATCGCTCTGAAGGGGGTTGTGGACCTGTCGGTCGTGAAACTGTCGGTCATAGAGGGACTGCCCTGCTACATGCTCCGCATCGCGCTGGACAGGTCGTCGTCCACGATGTGCGTGTAGATCATCGTCGTTGACACGTCGGTGTGGCCGAGCGCCTTCTGGACCATCCGGATGTCGCCGGTTTGCTTGTAGAGGCGCGTCGCGAAGGTGTGCCGCAGGGTGTGCGGGCTCACGCGGGAGGGGTCCTTGATCTCGGACTGGCGGGCGTAGCGCGTGACCGACCGCCGCAGGTGGGAGGGGTCCACTGTCGTCCCGTTCTGGGTCGGGAAGAGGCATCGGTCGTTACTGGGGCCACAGTCGTCGCGCCCGCTCCCGAGCGCGTTCACGCGCCGCGTGGACCAGTCGCGCAGCTCCGACAAGACCCCGTCGGAGAGCCACACGTTGCGGTCCTTCGCGCCCTTGCCCTCAATCACGTTCGTCTTCCCCGTTTGCAGGTCTACGCGGGAGGGGCGGAGCGTCGTCACCTCCCCCACCCGAAGCCCGGCCATCAGCATCACGCGCATCATCAGGTAGTCCCGGTGCGGAGTGAAGTAGCGCCGGTTGGGTTGAGAGAGGAGAGAATCCGTCTCCTCGTTGGAGAGAACCTTCGGAAGCGTCTTTTGCCTGCTCATAGCGTCTGTTGCGCCTTGTGAGTGGACAGTGAAGGGTGCTACTCGGTAAGTGGGTGCTCTCGCTGTTGCTTCGTAGCTTTCGCTCTCTGGATCAGTTCACCTCGGCCTGCATCTTTTGGGCGGTGGCCGCGAAAATCTGGATGCCGTCCTCTCTGGGCACGTTCGTCACCCAGTGGACCTTCCGCCGATCGTCGGGGAGCGTGAACGCAACCCCAAAGGCCGGATTCGAAAAGCCGTGCTTCTCAAACGCTGCCTCAATATCTTCGGCCAAGCCAGTCAAGTCGCCTTCGTCGGAAAATTCTGACATGCGAGTGTGGCTATTTTGTCTGTGACGATGAATTTAGGTCCTATCCTTCCACTTCCGCCTCGGGATCCCCGAACCGCTCTCGAATCTCCTGCTCAATGCGGGCAGCCTGCTCGTCAGGGTCGATGAGTTCCCATCCCTCTTCGGTGATGCGGATGTGGAGGTCCGTTTCGTGCTCCAAGGGGCCGAACCGCACAGTCGCATCAATGGTGGCGTGCATTTCAACATCCAGTTCCGTCCCCATCTCCGTGAGGAGATGATTGACCGAATGAACGAGTTGCTGAAGCGGGTCACTCACGCCTCATCACCCCTGCCGTCAAGGGCGCTGTGCTTTATGCATGCAAAATCCCGAGTCGTTCGTTTTTCTGACTGGCAGTCAGATATCCCTTTTGAGCATTCACCATAAGAGGGACAGAGTAGCGGCTTCGCCTCGATCGGCGTCCAGTGTCGGCAGGTGTGACAGCAGATTTCGCCGTCATCCTTCCCCATCTGTGCGACTGCGTGTATCAAGTCGTCACTCATCGGCACCACCTCTGTCGCCGACGGCGCGATTCACAATTTCAATGATTCGTTTTGTCTCTACAGAGGGGGATCCAGCCGCAATCATCCTCGCATTAACGCGGCATTTCATCAGGGCTCTTTGTAGCTCTTCCACCTCCTGCTCCAGCTCGCGGACCTTCTCGTCCGCCTGTTGCTGGCGCCGCATCTCTTCGGTGGTATCGCGCCGCTTCTGCTGCCCAGGGGTCACGAGTCGGCCCTCCCCGGCGTAGCCGGGCTTGAGCAGTCCGCGTGGTAGATCGGAATGCCCGGCACGCCGTCCACCGTGACCTGGCCGTAGTTGTGGGTCTCCTCCGCCTCCGGGTCGCCGAGGACCACCTCATCTTCGGGAAAGAACGGCACCCCACATAATCCGCACATGGAGCCGGAAAGCATCGCATCGGCAAGCTCACCCATGATCACCACCTCCCAGAGCGGAATCGATGTCCGACGCCATTGACATCAAGTCGCGGGCTAGAGCCACAGAGTCAACCTGCTCGGCTGCCGTGCGCAGAATGTCCGTGCCCGAAACGCGGTCGTGGGAGCGATGAGTCGTAATTGCCTCTCTCAACTGCCTCTCCTCCCCAGTGTCAGGAGAGCGCTTCCGTTCACCGAGGGCGTAGAGCAGATGCCCCTTCGCGCCATCCGCATCGCCGCGATCCAGCGCGAAGCAGGCATCGGAGATTGCCTCTCGGAGTTCATTCCAGCCGTTCTTCAGACCTGGGTACTTATTGTACCGCCATGCAATCTCTATCAGAACGCCGTCCGAGTACGCGAGGCCGTTTACCTCAGCCACGACGACCTCGTCCTCGTCCACGAGCGTTCGCCCAGTCTTGAGCAGGCGCGTAGGAACCGCCTCGGCTTCCTTCTGGTCGGATTCGGTCTGCTGCTCGGTCATAGAACCGTCCGTCATCAGTTTGGGAAAAAGTCAATGGCCTCCGGGAAGTCCATCTCCGCCGAAAGCTCGCCCATTCGGGCCGCCGCCATCACCTTCCGGGCGATTACCTCATCCGAGTCAGAGGTGTTCTCTTTCGCCCAGCCAATGATTGCCCTGATCGCACGGTAGCTGTCGACATCCTCTCCAGACACATCGTCTGGTACCTCCGACTTCGGCGGAATGTACTCCTCGTAACGACCGGGAAGGTTGTCCAATACACTGCTCTTCTCTGGCATTGGGCACGCGAGCTATTTCCTGTCTGACTCACTAAATAAAGTGGCAAACTACACGTGTGTTTCGAGACCCGTTCCCTCTTTCTCCGGAATCGGGCCGTAAAACCTCTCCGACTCCCCCGTTCCGTACGCTGCCGGTGCCGTAACGCGGACCACCACCGGCTCCCCGTGCTCATACGCCTGCACGTACACGCCCGGCTCCGGCGGGTGGTCGTGCCAGCAAGGCTGAGGAGGTCCCCCAGCGTCCCCCTCCTCCTTCTGAGAAGAGTCCCGTTGAGAAGAGTCCCGTTGAGAAGAGTCCCGGAAAGCGGGTTCCCGACCCTGCTCAAGGCGAAGAACCCTCCGGTGAAGACGCCCGACCTTCCTCCCCAGGCTGCCCCGGTGCGCATCCTGAAAGTCCATCCCCTCCTCCACATCCTCCAGCCGAGACTCCAGCTCCTGCACCAGGCTGACCAGCTTCTCCTGCGCCCTTGAAAGACGCCCCAACTCCTTTCCGATTGGCCCCAGGTCACCGCTCTCCGCGTCCATGCGGGACTCAAGGTTCTCCACGAGCGACGCCAGTTCATTTTGGGTGTCCGCCAACCGCCTCTGCTCCCTGCGGATGGACTTCAGGCGCTCATCCAGCTCCTCATTCTCGAATTCGCGGCGGCGCGTAGCCTCGGCCTCCCCGCCTATCGGCAGGGTAATCGACTCGATCCTGTCTTGAAGCCGAGAAACCGCCTCCTCAATTTCGCCGATGCGGTGGGTATTCCGCCGCCGGTGCCCCTTGAGCGCCTCCTGCTCCTCGGCCATCTCTTCAAACCGATCTTCGAGCCAACTGAACACCAGGTCCCGATCGTCGGACTCCTCTGCCATCGCCTGGATCGAGTCCATGTCCTGAATTGCATTCACGCGCTCCTCCACACCAGCAATTTCGCTCGTGACCCACTCAACCGACGCCTTCTCCTTCTGCCGCTCCACGAGGTCGTTGATGCGGTCGTTCATCACCGCCCTGAATGTGTCAAACGCCTCTGCGAGCGCCTTCAAGCCATGCGAATAATCCGGGACATCCTGCCCGGGCTGCGGGGCCGGAATGCCGTCAAAATACTCGTCGTGAAGCCTCTCTTTTGCTGATTTCATGGGGCTGTATCTGCTGTCAGTGGATGACTTGAACGTGGATCCCTACTACGTGGGGTATGTCACGGGTGTTTCAACCAGTGCCGGATCCATGTCCGCATCGCCAGCGGCGGGACCGCGTTCCCGATGATGCGGCAGGCAAGTGACTTGCTTTCTGGCAACTCGTACCAGTCGGGAAACGCCTGAAAGCGGGCCAAGCAACGCGGCGTCATCTGAACCACCCTGCGCCCCAACATGGCCCGAAGACGCCCCCCGTGCTGATCAGTCACCGTAAGGGACGGCTTCTCCCCCTTGTGCATCCCATCTCCCCACTCCGTATTCGCGTTGCTGAGGAGCACCGCCCGCACCGACCGCGAATTCTGTCCGCCGGTAAACGACGGATTCCCCGCGCTCCTCAATGCGGGGGCGTCTCCCTCAACGCTATCAGCAGAACAGAGCACGGCCCGCGGCACCCCCCCGACGGATCCGCGGCCACCGTCTTCGTCGGCTCGGGCGCCCGACGGCACTGCCCCCGCGCATTCGGCTGGGTGTCCACGATCGTCGTCTCCAAAAGCTCCTCCGGAAGACGATCCTTCTGCCAGTCCGCTAGCTCTGTCTCCGGAAGGCCCGAAATGAGGTCCTGAATTGCCTCATGCCACCCCACCCATTCCTCCAACCCCTCCCCAAAAAGCCCTCCCTCTCTCGGATCCTCTGCGTGCGTCGCGGGCGGCCTCGTAGGCCGCGGCCCGCCCTGCCTAGCCGCCACAACTATCCGCCTCCGCGTCTGCGGCACCCCGTAGTCGGCAGCGCACAGCCGCCACGCGTTCCACCGATACCCCTCATCCTGGAGCGCCTCCCGGATCAAACGCCAACTCTCGCTCTTCCGGTACCCCCACACGTTCTCCAACGTGAATAGCGTCGGCTGAACGCCCCGAATAAACCGAACCACCCCTTGGGCGAGGGACACATCTTCCTCCGTCTCCTCCCCACCGGTCTTCGCCACGCTAAAGTTTGGACACGGCGGGCTGGCGTGAAGGACACCCACCGCCTCAAACGACCCCGGATCCGCCTCCGTCACATCCCCGACCTGGACAGACACGCCGTTCTCCCGGGCCACCTGAGCGATGGCCTCGTCCTGCTCAATCCCCCAGCGCACATCCACCCCTGCCTGTGAGAAGCCGATGTCTGCGCCGCCTCCGCCGCTGAAAAGGGTCGCTGCCGTCTGCATGTGATCGTGCGTCTGTGAAACGGGTGCGCTCAAAAGGGGCTAAGGCGCGGTAGGGAATCAAGTGGCATTAATCACGGAGGTTCCAACACGGATCTCAGAAACTGAAATCACGGGTGTTGGGGCGGCGTCCCGGTTCGGACCGTCCAAAATATTAGACAACCCCTGGTTCCGGCTCTTCTGTCGTGTATGCGTTACGGTTAGTGACAGAGTGGCACATCCCACGATATTGAGTGGCGGTTCTATGGAGAATCGCAACGGAGAGAGGTTTTTGCGCGGGGAAAATTCTGAGTGGTAAGATGATCAACTCGATATTCTTCACATTCCCGTTCGGAACGCATTCCCCTTATTCCCCGTGGTATATGACACGTTATTACGCTAACCGATGACACAAGCCGATGGAACGACCAACTGCTGACACAGACGAGTCCGACCGCATAGGCCGCGCCACCGCACGCGGCCTGCTTTGGGAGATCGGG